CCGGAGCCCCGGCGGTCGTTGGTTGATTGAGTCCGGCATCAGCCATGCCTTGCGCCGCCACAACGGCAGCCGGCGCGGGGGCGCCTTGCTTATCGATCAGGACCTGGCCGCGCGACTCCGCAGGCACGTACACCTCAGGCGACGTATCGTACACAAGCCCAAGTTCCTTCATCGCTTCCAGCTCAGCGGTACGCGCCTCCATGACATCTTCCAAGTCATCGCCGCCAGCGGTCTGCGAAATAACCTGGCCAACGGTGATGTACCCGGCCTTGGTTGCTTCCTTGTAGGCGGTGACTTCCTTGGTCGGGTCGATCCATTGCCAACCACGAGGGCGAAACAACGCGGATTCAAAGCGACGCATATCGAGGAAAAAATCCTGCGCCTCGATGCCTGGGATGGCCTTAGCGGCCACCGCACTCTGCATCCATCGCTTGTGAAGCCGATGACGGAACGTCCGTATGAACCAAAGCTGTAAAGATTTCCAGACATCCCGCTCATCCAACAGCGACAGCCGCGATGAGGAATAGTTGGCTTGGGAGTAGTCGTGCGACAGGACCTCATAGCTGATGCCGAGTCCGGCCGCCGTTTCCCGCAGCATCAGCCGCATGAATGCTTCATTGTTCGAGCGCGTCGGATTGTTGAAGTTCATCTTCTCGCCCGGCGCCAGCTTGGCAATGCTACCGGGCTCAATAGCAATCTGCAGCGTATTGTCCGCGCCGCGCTGCCCCCAGACATCAATCTGCTCCCCTGACTCGATGAACCCCATGAAGGAGGCCGCGCCGCGTGCGGCGATGATCTCCGCCTCGCTGTACCCGTCCATGTCCGCGAGCTTGCGCGCTATGGCGTGCATCCACGGTTCGCCGCGCGTCTGCGGCCAACGGTCAATGATCTTCAGGTGGATGATATCTTCCGCCAGAACACGGGTGTAATGGTCGGTGCGCTCAACGTTGAGCCGGATGTCGCCTGGATGAAGGTCGCGAATCCAATAAGCAACGGGCCGCTTGAATTCATCAACCTCGATGCCCATACGAATAAGATTTTCCCAATGCGCGCCCGCAGGCTGCGCATATCCATCCGCGATCCTCTCAGGTTCAATTATTTCCAACCCTAGCGGAATGTCCGAGTCGCCAAACTTCTGCGGCCACATTCGCACAAATATTTCGCCAGCCTCGAAAACCTGCCCCATGAGCTGGCGCTCAAGATCATGGAAGTGCAACTCACCGCCAGTGTGGCAGTTGTGCGCGTGCATCCAATGATCGAACTCCTCATGTACGGCGCGGTTGAGGCTGGTCTTAAACGTATCCCTGACGGTCTTGATGGTTGGTTGGAGCTTGATGCCGGTCCCTATGACGTTGTTCACCACCGCCCGCTTGGCGCTCTTGGCGAACGGGGCATCTCGAACCAGCTGCCGGCTGCGGCTCCGCAGGTTCCGCAGAGAGGTGACCATCTCGGCGTCGGCCGATAGGTTGTAGCTCGGGAAGCCTTGATTGAAGCGATTGGGGATGGCAGACGCGTACATCCGCAATGCCCGCTCATACCCGCCGCCTGCCGCCGCGAACGACCCAGGTGTCAGGCCAGCTCTCGGCTCGGCTGCAGCCTTGGCCTTTCGTGCGCGTGGGGCACGCTTCGGCTTTGGATTGACCAGCTGATCAATCTTTGCCCAATCAATGCCGTTGCTATCAGTGGGCACGTGACCACCTCGCCAGTAGCTTCCGGTCGGCGCCGCCGTACTGAGTGCTGATCTCGGCGGCAACGCGACTGCGCCAGTAATTGATCAGTGATATGATCTGGTTGGTATCCTGGAACTCCATCATGCGGCCGGCGATGTTGTACCGCTTAATGAGTCCGTTGCTTGAGTTGAAGGTGGACAGCGCCATCTCGCACGCCGCGAGCGCTTTCTGCGCGGTGGTTCGGCCGTCGTATGGCCCGGTCAATGCACCCAGGTCCACCTCGACTGTGAGCTGCCCCTCGCCCGCAACAAGACGGAAGTTCGTCGGGATCGTGGGTGGATTGGCTGGAGCAGTAAGTATTCCCTGCCACCAATAAGCACCAGGCAATAGGAGCGCTGCCTGTGCGGGGGTGAGGCTGGTAGTCCACCCGGCCGTACCCGTAAGGCTCGGCGCCGTCGTCGGCGACACAGGAGCAAGGCTTGCCCCGGCCAGAACATAAGTGAGCGTATACACGCTCGCGGAGTAGACGTTGCCGTTGACATCCTCATACTCATCATCGTTCCAACTGTTGGTCTCGTTCTGCCGCATCCTGTCGGGGATGTTCAGCGGCGTCGGCAACGAATCCGGGCTGCGGTAGTAATACGGCGTGTACATGTCAACCATGGCGCACCGACCGGGAGTTGAACCCGTCCGTTGTGATTAGGGGTGGAATCACACTGCACCCACGTGCTTCGGTGCGTGCTATCATTTGCCTGAAATCGGGGTATTGCACCGCACGCACCGCGTTCCGTTTGCCGGCGTGGCCATGCCGCACGACCGGCACCGAATCATCCCCACCGGGTCTACGGTGGACGCGCCGGGAGCGCCGCCAATCTGCTGGGCATCGACCGGTGGGAAATTCTTCCCGGGGTCGGTGATGGCCGACTGGTTGTTTGAGTCCGGCGTATTCTCCGCAACGGTTACGTGCACTTTTGCCATCAACTCGCTCCTATCCAACTTTCTGCCGCAGTATCGGCCGTATCTCCGGGTCAGCGACGCTGGCGCGCATCTCGGTGTGCAGGTCAGCGATGAGCGCCTCGCGCTCGGCAGCCGTCAGCTTCTCATTCGCCTTCACCCAAAGCTGCAGGATCATCGTCGCCCCGGCATAAAACGAACGGCGCATGTCGCGAAGTTGGTTGTCGGCAGCGGTCGGGTGTATCGCCAGCTGCCGGAAGTTCTCCCAGTTGCGCGATATGTTGTCGAGATGAATTGGCTTGCTCACGTCATCTCCAACCATTAATCCAATTTTTCTGCGGGGCCCGCACGCCCTGCGCCACCGAAGGTTGAGTCGGCCTCGGCGTGACGATAGCAGGGGGACTAACTGCACCGGGAGATGGATCCTTACTCGCTGCCGTTGGTTCCTCGCCTCGGGGGCGCAGGGTCTGGAGGGAAAGCATATGCGCGGCCGCTACGTTCAGCACCTCGCAATCAAGTACGTGATTTTCCTTTCGCAACCGTATCCAACTTATGCGCCCACTGGCCTTGACCAACTTGGCCTCGGCTGTGATCTGCATGCAGTAATCTTCCGACACATCGTGCGGGAGATGCCACGCGTTGTTCGAATCAACTGGCTGCTTCAACCGGGCATAGACCCAACTCTTGAAGAAGTTGGAATCAATATGCCACAGGCGCAAGCCTTTCTTGATAGTCTGGCCGTTGATCAATATGTCAATCTCGGCCGAGTGCAACGGCTTCGACTGCTCATCGTGGCCCTTGGTCGGTACGGCGCGCCCAGAGTACTGGCGGCAGAATTTGTACACCATATGGTCTGGCCGGCGCCACGTATTCTGCAGCACGACTTCCGATGTAGTGTGCCCAGCGCGAGGAGCATACCCAGAGTCAACCACCATGAGCCGTATCGACAGATCGCCCCACGTCCGATTCAGGAGATTACCGAGCAACCCCCAAACCGGATCATACACAGTCTCACCGTATAACTCACCGTGCTCAACCAGCCACGACTCAAGGTTATAGCTCCACCCACGGATGACATAGATTAGACGGTCCTGCTGAACGTCCACACCGCACGTAAGGATGATCGGCCCGGCAGGGAACTCGGTGTGAGAGTAGCCGGCGCCGAGTGCCCGAATATCCTGCCATGGGAGGGATTCGCCAGATGACTTCCACAACTCACCGAACCCGGTATTGGTTACCGCTTGGATACGGCCGGTGTCCCCTGACCGCACAGCCGTAACAAAATCCCCAGCCCGCTTCCCCCACGATAGCCAAGGTGAACACAACCCAGAAATCCAGAAGGAAGCGTGCGAGTTGAACTCGAAATCTCCGCTCAGGTTCCCCTCATCATCGATAGACTGCCCGGGGGCGGCAAACACGCCGCGCCGGTTCATGGCAGCCTTGAACCTATCTTCAATCAGTACCCCGCACGCCGGGCACGCCAAACGCGCCTTCCTGAAGGCCTGCCCCGGGGTAGACTTCTCGGGCCACTTCAGCAAGTTAAAGCGGGGGATGAAATACCGTGAACAATCAGGGCACGGCCACGCCCACTCGTGCCGGGTGCCTTCTTGCCATGAACGCCACACCGTTGATCGTACATCTTCGGGCGCTGACAGTTCCCAATGAACTAAGCCTGAGCGTTCGTCGCGGTACTCGTTGATGCTGCCTTCGGTCGGGGTCGAAGTGAGGATCAGCTTGCTGCCAGGGAAAGTTGCCAGCCGCGCATCAACCAACTCTATGGGCGAGCCTTCGCCGCGCAGGTCAAACGCCATACGATCAATCTCATCCATCGCCGCAATGGCTGCCTCCTGCGAGGCCAACTCAGAGGGAGACCCGGCCCACGCTAGGCGGCACAGGACGCCGTTGATCCGCTTGGCAGTCTTGCTGCTTGCTTTCCCCTTGGCGTAGATCGCACGTAGGTTCTTGGAAGATCGAATCATCGCCATGAGCCGTGGCTCGATGATCTTCTCAACCTGCGATCTGGTTGGCCCGACGTACAGAACGGGCGCGGGATTGTCGTCCAAACGCGCGCCAATCACATTCAGAATCGAATCAGTCTTACCCATTTGCGCGCCGCAGACGACGGTAACGCGCTTCACACGCGGATCAACACACGCGCGCATGACCGGGATCATATACGGGGTCCGCTCGGGGCGGAATGGTCCCGGCTCGGCTGCTCCTGTTGGAAGGACGCGGGTCTCAGCCGCCCACTGGTCCGGGGTCCTGATCCTTGTCGCTAACTTCTGCAGTCTCGCTATAAAAAGCGCCCTTACTTGCGGCGGCAAGCTCAGCACTAATTCGCGAACACTCGGCGCGGACGGCTTCACTCAACACCGCCGGTTCTGCCATTGATGCGGCCGACGCAATACGTCCGGGGAGCGCGGAGAGGGACTGACTGAAGATCGCAGCCATGCTTTCCATCGCTTCGATCAATTGTTCCACAGGAAGCAACCGACCTTCGGCTGTCGCGTTCTCGCGTTGCAGCTTCTTGGCCTTCTGCTGTTCGATCACGGAGCGTGGCGAAGTTCCACCCTCCTGACTGTACTTGATTATCTCCCATTCCGCGATTGCTTGAAAGGGGTCGAAGCTCCCCTTTGATACCTGCTTCATCTTGCCTGTGCGTACCCACTCCGATACGACACCTGTAGTTGTCCTGAACATCTTCGCGATTTCCGCCGCACCTACGAGTGGCGGTAGATGACCGTTCTTTTTCATCCGTTAAACCCCTTTGATTTGTGCTTGCAAAAATCCTCAAATGATGCGCGTCTGCGTCCCGCACCGTGCCCGCATGCCTAAGGACCCGCGTGTTTGATTGATAGATATCAACCATACCTATATCATTGCGCAATCTATCAACCATAAATGATTGATTGTTATTATATATTATCATCATATGATTGATTGATTGATGATTGCTATCTATTAGCAACCACGTACTCCATCTCATGCGCTATGTTCTTAGCGAACTGCTCTCGAATACGCGCCACTACGGCAGTCTGTACTTGTTCGTTCTTGAAAGCATCAGTGATTGATGGACCATACATCTTCTGTATTGGTAGACGCCTACTGATAGAGCCAGACTTTGGGTCACGTCGCGTGAATACATTCTTACCAGAGTTTGGTAGAAAGAATGCGTGCTTGAGAGTTTGTGTCGTTCGAAGTATGCGCACTCTGATTGGTAGACGGTGATGCGGTGTGCCGCCACCAGTAGGGTTGAAGTATGATAGAGGCAATGGCCTACTACTCGCACTAAGCGTTACTGATAGTTTACCATCAGTCGCCCTATCAACCCTGAGAGCTTTGTTGATATCGCCAGCCTTCATGTTATAGCCAACAGAACGAATTGTTTTATTCGCTGCTGTCTTCGCATTCCCGGCTGTTCGGTTCAGAGCGCGCGTGGTCGCCTTTCTTACTTCGACACTTGTGGAGCGCAGCGTGCGCATCCCAACGTCAACATCAAGGTTGATCGTCAGCCCCAAGCACCCACTCCCTGAACCAGGGCGAAGTTTACGGCGTTTCCCACCACAACGCTAGCAAACTACTTCCTGATTGTTTGCGACCTTCCAATCCCATAATCCCACTTCGGCGGAAAACCGCCGCCGAAGTCGGGGCCATTTTAAGCAAACTACCTTTTGATTGTTTGCGGCGTTTTCAAAATCTGACTTCGGCGGTGACTTCGGCGGCTACATGCCTGCATGTTTTTGTTGAAAAACGCCTCAAAATTCATCGGGGTTTTATGTTGGAGCCGACTTACGCGGTACCCCCCCCCTAACGGGGGGGGATCGCGAGAGTACCGAATTTGGTTCCATTCGGTACTTCGCTCCCCCGGTTTCAGGACTTCGGCGAAGAAGCTCCGCCGAAGTCGCCGCCGAAGTCGCCGAAGTCGATTTACTCAGTCAAACCCAGCATTACTTTTCGCAAAATACCCCCGAATATGCACAACATCTTCCAGAGGAATTCACTTCTTCCCTTTTCAAACCCACTTCCTATACTCGGTCGCTCTCGAAGGGAGTTAACGATGAAATTACCTGCGCTCTTTCAGCAAACTACAGCGCTCACGCGCTCCTACAAACAGGAAGCATTCGGCTTCTTCATGGAGCAAGGCACAGGAAAGACCTATGTTGAGCTAGCTGAGGCAGAAGCTCTTTTCTTGGACAGATTGATTGATCAGATAGCAATCATTGCTCCAAGCGGCGTCCATCTCAACTGGGCACTTCGCGAAGTCCCAAAGCTTGTTTCAGTTCCACACGTCGTGCTTGTGTGGACCCCGAACCATACTAAGCGATTCATCGCCGAGGCCAATGCATATGCCCTCTGTAAAGGGTCACCTCGCTTACGAATCATCGTTCTGAATGTGGAAGCGTTTTCGATGAAGAAGTCAAAAGCGGAAGTTTTTTTGAAACGGTTGATGAAGTTGCTACGCACGCTGCTTGCTGTTGATGAATCGTCAACAATCAAGAACAGTTCTCAACGAACCAAGAACATAATACGCGTTGGGCGTGATGCGATCTACCGGCGACTATTAACGGGGACTCCAATCACTCAATCACCACTCAATGCCTACTGGCAATTTGAATTTCTCGGCTCAGGATTGCTTGGGTTCGATACATTCACAGCGTTCAAGGCACACTATGGTGAATGGCGTGAGAGAACAATGCTCAGTAACAATCCGGCCGCGCGAGCGCTCGGTAAGATGGTCACGTTTAAGGAACTCATCCGTTACCGGAATCTTGGCGAGTTGAAGCGATTGATTGATTCGCATTCATTCACAATAACCAAAAAGGAATGTCTCGATTTGCCGGACAAGATTTATGATGAGCGATTGGTACAACTTACCGATAGACAACGCGAAATATATGAAACCGCAAAGCAAGACCTGCTGCTAATACTGGATGATGGCACAATTACCATTGCTCACGCCTTCACACGCCTCACTCGTCTCTCACAGATCGCGGGCGGATTCATAAAGTACGATGATGCCACTGAGCCCGTAGCTATCGAGGGCGCGAATCCAAAGGTTCAATCATTACTTCAGTATGTTGAGGAAGTTGATGAGAGGCAGAAGATAATCGTTTGGGCCCGTTATAGCGCAGAACTTCGCGCCATAGCAGACGCACTAGGACGCCGCAACTGTGCCCTCTATTGGGGCGAAACGGATGGCGTCGCAAAGTCAGAGAACATCGACAAGTTCATGACTGATCCGGCCTGCCGTTTCTTTGTTGGGAATCCGAAGTCTGGCAAATTCGGTTTTACCCTCACCGTAGCATCGACCGTTGTCTATTTCTCGAATGACTATAGTGCTGAGGCCCGGTGGCAATCCGAAGATCGCGTACACCGCATAGGGCAGACCGAAAAGGTAACGTACACAGATCTGACTGCAATCAACACTGTGGACCGTAAAATATTGCGCATCTTACGGGAGCACCGTTCAATGGCTGATATGTTCAAGGGTGATCAAGCAGCGATGCGCCGCTGGTTAACCGAGGAGGACGAGTGAGTATTCCGCCCCGTGTAATCTTACCGCATCCAGTTCTGTACTATGACAAGGACACCTCGACACGACGATGGAAGTTCGACACAGAACCCATTATCCGTGAGTATGGTGCGTTGGTGTGGGTGGCAGAGGAGCCAGCCATAATGCTGAGCGTAGCTGCCGCTCGCGACGAGGTAACGCGATCTCTACTAAGGCTCAACTTTGATGTCGACACGGACTACTTCTTAGCGGCCGGGGACATGACGCTGTATGGGTTGATGCTGATGATAAGCGTATCCCAATACGGTCGCAGCCCCCGACAGCTGAGGCACTCGAAGCGGTATGACAAGTATGATGTCCTTCCACAGATACCATTCATGGGAGAGGAATATGCCGGAACTGCTCGACTACAGCGTTGAAGATTTACCGCAGGAAGGACTGCAATCAATTGCTGATGCGGCACACGCACTTCTCGCTGCGCAATCGGAAGTCAAACATGCCGAGGAATCACTGGCAGTACTTAAGGAGCGCGTCCGCCGTATCGAGGAGGAGGAGTTGCCGGGGGCGATGGCGGCGTTGGGTGTTGCCTCATGGACCCTTACTACTGGTGAAAAGATCGAGGTCAAGGACATTGTAGCAGCTTCAATAACAGAGGCCAATCAACCAATGGCATTCGCGTGGTTGCGCAAGACCGGCAACGATTCACTCATCAAGCGCGTCGTCTCCATCGTATTTGGGAAAGGAGAGGATGGCGCAGCGACAGCCTTCACCGATTCGATCAAGGAAACACTACCAGAGAATGAGTTTCAAGACAAAGCAGCCGTCAACGCCAACACACTCAAAGCGTTTGTGAAGGAGCGGTTGACGCTGGAGCGGTTGGCCAAGGAATCGGGGGCCAAGATCCCTGATCCATTACCAAAGGCAATCTTTGGCGTTTACGAAGCCAAGCGCGCAACGATCAAGAAGCCAAAATGACATCAGCAGCAAAGGAGATTAATGTGACCGATTATGTACCAGTAGAAACTCGATGGATAAACAAGCGCAGTCGCCGCGTTGTTCGCATTGTCGTGGAGCGCCCATACCCAATACCACGAGTGGTGGTTGAGTGGATCGACACTGGACAGCGAACCTCGATGGAGCGGGACCGTTTCCTCAACAAACATGAACCAGTAACAGAAGGAGTTTAACCATGGCATCAAAGAAGCCAGTCGCCAAGCCGACACCAACCCCGCCGCCCGCAGCACCGCCAGAAGATCTGGGGCTGTTCAGCGTCAATGACGCTGCCGACTTCTACGAAGGCATCGACCAAGGCGCCTATTCCGTCCCTTTCCTCTCAGTCCTCCAGGCTCTCAGCCCAGCCGTTCAACGCGGTGGCCCGGGCTATATCGCTAATGCGCAACCGGGGATGATCCTGAACACGGTAACGCGCAAGACAATGGACAAGGTACACGTGACTGTTGTCCGCCGCTCCCACTCCCTCTGCTACTGGACGCCACGCGATAAGGGTGGTGGGTTCTTGCGGGAAGAAGAAGCGCACGCCGACAACATGATGACGTTTTCGAAGATCGTTCCAGACGACAAAGGACGACGCATCAACGGCAAGGGAGAGGAAGTGACCGAGCACCGTAACTTCTGGTGCGTGCTCTTCGCCGAGGAAAGCAAGACCGAGCCAGCACTCATCTCGATGAGTAAGTCACAACTGAAAGTCGCGCGTGATTGGAATACGAACATCGATGTCGAATCAGCCAAGATCGAAGTCCCAGTAAAGGACGGAGCAGGGAACGTCATCCGTGCCAAGCGCCCGATCCTACACTCAGGGATTTGGGAGTTGGGGACCATATTGCGGACCAAAAACGAGAACACATGGTTCGCGTGGACGGTTCGTTTCCTCGCGCTCCATTCCGACCGGCAAACGCTCCAACTGGTCAGGGACAAAGTGGAACTCGCCAAGAGTCAGACCAACGTCAACCGCCAACTCGAACACATCGTGGATCCCACCGAGCAGGAGGCAGGCGATATGTAGAGCGGAGAGACCCCGGGGGTTGAACGGGGTCTCCTTATATGCCAAGCGCAGCGGAAATAAAAACCCTCGCCCAAAGAATGGCGAGGGTTTTCACTGGCAATCAAAGCTGGCACTACACAGCAGACTTCAAGAACACAACCATCGAGGCCAAAGGCAAACGGGTCCCGAAGTATGAGGATATCAAAGGTCCACCAACCATTGAGGAGTTCATTGCACACCTTAATGGGGTGAAAGGTCTACTCGTTATTCCGATAACGAAAGCGGGCGCCTGCCGCTGGGGCAAGATCGACATCGATGAGTACCCGACGGACCCGAAGAAATGGGCGCGGGCGATTAAGCGGTGGGGGCTGCCGCTGATCGTTGAGCTAAGTAAGAGCGGCGGCTCCCACCTAGCGCACTACTCCCCCTACACCGAATCGGCGACGGATATGCGCGGGAAGCTGGCGGATTGGGCCGCTGCCGTGCACGCTCCGCCCAAGTGCGAACTGTTCCCGAAGCAGGAACGGCTCATGGATGGGGAGCCAGGCAGCGGCATAAATCTGCCGTACTTCGGGGGCGATGCAGAATCCACCCGCAACTACGCCATCGACGCGGACGGCAACCGGCTGACGGTTGCGAAGTGGCTCGACATTATCGAGCGCATGCCGGCGAAAGCCTCCCATACACCCGGACAAGTCAACGTCGAAGCCGCAGCCGATCTACTCAGTAAGCACTGGACGGATGGCCAGCGAGATAACCTCAACATGGCGGTCGCTGGGACGCTGCTCCGTGCGGGAGTCGCGACCGATACCGTTCAGCAGATCCTCGACGGTAGCAGCGACATCGTCGCCGATGACGCCACGCGCAAGACAGCGGAGCAGGTCGAAAAGGCCATAGCGGATGGGAAGCGCATCCCCGGGTACAAAACCCTCGCCGAAATAATCGGCCCCGAGGAGGCGCGCGAGTTTATGCGGCTGGCGGGTGGGAAGCCGCCCGTTGATCCGGTGCCGTTTTCGTTTGCGACGGTCGATGCGGAATGGTTATCTGTCGCACCGCCACCCGTCACCTACACAATCGAACCGCTACTGCCCTCTGGGGTCGTGGGGCTGTTGGTTGCTGAAGGTGGCGCCGGCAAAACCACCTTCGGTCTCCGCGCGGCGGTCGCTGTTGCTGGGGGTCGTGATCTGTTTGATCTGCCAACAAAGCAAGGCCGCGTCGTCTACATCGCGTGCGAGGAGCACGAGGCTGCCCTACGGCGCCGGCTCTTTTGGATAGTGTCGCGGGAGCGGGAGCGGATGAGGGGGGAGGGTCTGAGTGCGGAACGCATAGAATTATTCGAGCAATCAATTCTCGCCAATCTCACTCTGCGTTCGGCGGTCGGGTATGAGATGTACCTTATATCGAGTCGCAGTGGCGAGACGGCACAGAGCGGCCTAGTCGAAGCACTCATCGAGAAGTTGCCCCGGCCGTTGGAGCTATTACTGCTGGACCCAATCAGCAGGCTTAACGGGGCCGAGGAGAATAGCAACCAAGTCGGCACCGCTCTAATCAATAGCGCGGAGCGAATAGCGCGCGAGATGGAGTGTACGGTGATGCTGTGCCATCACACCGGCAAGGCCGCTGCGAAAGAGAGGGACACCGGGCTGTATGCGGCCCGAGGTGCCTCTGGCTTCGTGGATGCTGCGCGATCCAGTATCCGCCTACTGGCGGCGGATATGTCGGATGCGAGGATGTTTGGGAATGTACCGGCTGGCGTTATCGAAGCGGGAGATCTGATCCAGGTCATACACAATAAGTCGAATGAGGGGCCGAGGGCAAAGCCATTCTGGCTACGCCGTCAGGCGCTCGACTTCGAGCGGTTCGAGCCCGAGTTGCTCATAGGCGTTGAATCGCATGCGAAGATTCTCATGTCACTGTACAACTGGTATGCCGCCAACAAGAGTGTTGCCTTTTCGCCGTCCCGCATTCTCGGCAACAAGGAGTTACGCGCCGAGATATGGAAAGGCATGACGGTGTCGCGTGATAGAGTGCGGGAGACCATAGACAAGGGCCGTGATGATGGGGATCTAATACCTACTACCACGGCCGCAGCACGCACACAACACGCACTCATAAAGTTCCGCGACGATTATGCGAGTGATAATATGTAGTTCGTTACGCAAACCATTTGTTTGCGGAAAACACCCGTTTTTAGGCTTGAAACGAGTGGTAATCGCGTGCAAGTCTTTGATTCTAAAGGGAAAGAAAGTAGTTTTCTTTTGTTTGCTGTTGGCCGATAATCTAGTCTCCTCTTAGAGAGGAGCCCGGGGCGGGACCCCGGAGGCCCAGAGAGATACAGAGCGCGGTCCGACGCGGACCGCTCCCCCGAACGGGGGTGAGTCTCGACGGACGCCCTCGAAGCCTACTAGGCCCCTCGCTAGACCGGACGATTCCGGGGGTGTGAGCTATTCGAAAGCCACGCCGCGTAAAGTCGCTTTCCCCTTCGAGCGCGCCCGAGTGGCGCCCGGTGAAGGTGAACGGTCTGCCTCTGTGCCACCTCGACTCCCCACGCGGTACTACGATTCGATAAGGAATAGCCGATAACCCCAACGAGAGACTTCTACTGCTCTCCAGTCTACCAATCAAAAAGCGAAACCCACCCTCGCAGGGGTGGGTCTACGGGCCCTGGGCCACCCGTACTGATGAGCTAGCCCCAATCTATCGGAGTTAACAATCATGTCAATGGTACAGAATCATTATGAGATCAACGTCGCACGGCGCAATAAGAGCGCAGCAATCAACGGTCAGCCGCCATACCTTCACTTCTTTTCAACCAGTGAGCGGAGTTGTGTGACGGAGCGAGAGATGCTTGCCCTTGTGAAAGAGTTCCAGAAGAAGTTCCCTGCCCCCGAGTACAAGATCGATGTCACGAAGATCGTGTGTCACGGAACAATGGTTGATCTAAGCGAGGTGTGCTCATGACCGCGCAGCGATCAATTCTTTATCCGGCAGTCCGTGCTTTTAATCACGCGATACAACCTTACGCGTTGGCGGCGGCTATCGGCTCCGATGCTGATCGCCAATTTGATGGTGGCGAATGGAGCGATGCGCAGCACGCCGACGCATGGGAAAGGACTCAGCGACAAGTGGCGCTTCGCGTTGGTCGCCGGTTCAACCTAGCACCAAGTGAGCTACTTGATATGGCTGAGTTGGCAATCAACGTGGAACATGACCACTTCATGAAAAATGTCCGATGACGAAACGCCGCGACCGTAGCGGCGTATGCTGGCTTTGGGCTACCAGCACTGATGAGTCAGCCCCAATCTGATGGAGTTAATGACCATGTTACATTACAAAGATGAGTGCTTTACGGTAACGAAGGAAGTCGAAGTTTCACTCACCAAGGAAGATATCACCGAGGCGCTGGACCTCAACGAGGTGATTGAGATTTTCGATCCACAAGCCGAGGAACTTCTTGAGTGCCTCGATGCCGATGAGGTGATAGCTTGGGTTGTGCACCAACCAGAATTCCTCCGTGCGATACCAGAGATCATGGGCAGCGATGACATTGCGTCCAAGATCATCGAGCACATTAATGCCTCTGATGACTTGCGCTCGATGGTGCAACCGCCCGCTCCTCCCATCCATGTGTTAGAGTGGACCGACATCATGAATGGTTGCCACGTTGCATACATCGATGGCAAAGCGACCGTAGTCGTAACGCAAGCGAAAGGGAACGGCTCCACGACGCTGCGCATTACGCGTGGGGCCAACATCTTCAACTACACGACGGCTTCCGTTTATGACGCGAAGGAGGTGGCTGAGCTTCTGGTCGCCTCGGACGCGCGAATTGAGGCGCTGATCGCGGTAGCCCAAGGAGTCGGCGCATGACTGAGCTAACTCTTGATAGCCTTAGCCCGCTCAGGCGGGCGCAAATCGATGTGGCCTTCCACCGTAGCATCGCCGAGGAACGGCTCAAACGGCTACGGGTCGAGATCGAGCGGGCCGAGGAGCTACTGGCTACGATGCGGGCGGTGCTGATGCTGGACGCTAGCAGTATCGATGGCCGAGCCAATCAGAGGATGCTTCTGACTCTGGCCATCGATGCCTACATCTTGAAACGATCAACCGAAGGAGTATTAACGCGATGAGTACGGCAATCGTGACCAAGGACCAGTTGCGACCCTATCTGGTCGGGTCCGGGGCTCCCCTCGAATACGACAAGCCGGACGGCACGCACTACCACTTTGTGGAGCGCTACACGCCAAGCGGCCGTGGTAACGGGTGGGATGTGTACCGGAATGACACCCTGATCGGACACGCTAAGACGATTAGCGATGCTGCGTGGTTGGTGACCACTAGCCGCTAGCCTGTTGGAGCCTCCGCCGAAGGAGGCTCCAATTGGGTAGTTATTGCTACCAACGTACCACCCGGGCACGCAGTCCTGGGAATTTGATTTGGAGAATTAACATGGCTGATGGAAACTTGATGATTGCCAACCGGCAATGGGCCTCTCGTCCCGCCGACCAGCGGTTCACCTCCCTTACCGATCTCAATGTGTTTTGTAAGACCCTTCGCCTGGCAAGCAACTCCCGCGTCGTCAGTAGTCGCCGACTTGAAGTTGCTCCGGTCGAAGGGACCGATAACAAGGGGCTCGCGATCTGTGACCCCCGTGGGAACGGGTACGCCGCGACGCACTGGTCATTCGGACAGATAGCCAACCGCGCCGGTGCCCCCGCTGGTTATCTTCGGGACTTACCGGCGCCGCTGGCTGCCGATTGTATCAACTACGGACTCCGTTTCCACCGCGATGTGGAGGAGATCGGGATACTGACCACCGAGCAATCAAGGGCCGAGATCGCCCCGGTGATGCGGGCGGTGACGGGGCCGAACTATGGGAGGATATGGAACGCGACCATCACCCAGGCACTCGTCAACCGATTCGGGGATGGCGTTACTGGGGATTTCAAAGTGCCGGGGGAGTTCGGCAAGGACGTACACATCACGAAGGATAACACCACGCTCTACGCTTCGGACCGCGATATGTTTGTGTTCCTCGCCGACGAGAAGCACCGCATCGCACTCCCAAACCGACGCGCTGGCCGTTATGGGGATTTCGCCCGGGGGTTCATCGTTTGGAACTCAGAGGTTGGTGATTGCACGCTGGGGTTCGCGATGTTTTTGTTTGACTATGTGTGCTGTAACCGGATCATCTGGGGTGCGCAAGAATACAAGGAACTTCGCATCCGCCACACCGCCGGCGCTCCGGACAGGTTCTTGGAGGAGATCCACCCAACCATCGAAGCCTACGCGAACGCTTCCGAAACCGGCATCGTTAACCGGCTCAAGATCGCGCAGGAGAAGAAGATTGACGATGTGGCAGAGTTCCTGAAGAATCGGCGGTTCACCGCCGCGCAGGCCACCGGCGTCTCGGCGGCGTTCCTCGCGGATGAGCAGCGGCCGATGGAGTCCGTGTTTGATGTCGTGACAGGGATCACGGCCTACGCACGGCAGATAGGTTACCAGGATCAGCGCGTGAAGTTGGAGCGGGAAGCTGGAAAGATTCTCGACCTAGCGGCATGAGCACCAGCGAACTATTTAGAAAACAACGGGAGATACGACGTATGGGCAAAGCATTACTGCTCGACATGAAGAACTATGTGATACTCGGCGAGTACGACAACGAAGTGCTCGCAGAGGATGCCCGCGATGGAGAGCAGTTCAAGGACCTACCAAAACACATAGTTGACCGTGAAGATTGGGACCTCACCGCAGCCGACCTTGTGCGCTTTTACAACAAGCACCCAGGAGTCTCGACTCCGGTACACCGATTCGAGACCAGGGCCAAGGGGATGGAGCGTTTGTTGAGAGTCCTGAATGGCGAGGCACCGCTGGCGCCCGAGCTACCACCAACCGAAACGAATGAGGAGACTGAGCTCATGAAAACCAAGAAGACAAAGACCAAGAAACCCCCAGCGGCCAAGAAGCCGAAAGCGGAACGGAAGCCGCGCGAAAAGCGAGCGACTTATGAGGACTCGGCCCGCGTGACCGTCACGAAAAAGGCAACGGGCGCGAAGTGGCAGAAGGAGAAGTTGCGGTACAAAATCTATGAGCACGCCAACCGCAAGGATGGAATCTCCTACGGCGCGATGGTGAAGTTCTGCGTGGAGTCTCTGAAGATGAAGGAAGCAGAGGCCAGCGGACTTCTGGCGGCGATGGCTCGATGGGACCTGCTGAAGATCAACGGCGGGTGACGATCAGTTCCCCAGTCCCTATCCCTCAAGGGTAGAGACTGGGGATTTTCCGCATCTATCATAGGGAGAGTTGACGCATGTATATTCTAGGTGCCGGACTCGCTGGCTGTATAGCTGGGGCGCTAGAGAAAAAGGCAGTGATCTTTGAGCATAGTCCTGAAGGACGCACCGCACACCGAGCGGTCCTACGCTTTCGGGAGTCGAAGATTGCGACTGCGCTTGGGATTCCTTTTCGGAAGGTAATGGTGCGGAAAGGGTTGGTTAAAGATGGCAGGATATTCAACGTTTGTAATGTCCAGAATGCCAACCAGTATTCGCTGAAAGTTTTGGGGAGGGTGGAGGACCGTTCTATTTGGAACCTGGCACCGGTCGAGCGGTACATCGCCCCGGACGATTTACACGAGCAGTTAGTGGCTATGTGCCACGGGCGAATCGAATTCAACACTCCTGTGTTGTCCCTATCAGCATCAAGCCTAAATGGCAAAAGACGTTCGGATATTCCTGTAGTATCAACCATACCGATTTTTGCACTAGCAAACTTGCTCGGTGAGTCTGTTGACTCCCCCGGGTATGCAAATATATGGGTAAAGCGTTATGCGTTTGCTGATTGTGATGTGCACCAAACGCTCTACTTCCCAGGGGCTGAAACAAACGTATACCGGGCCACACTGACCGGTGGGATCTTGATACTGGAAGGGGTCGCTAGGATCATCGATAAGGACATCGATTATGTTACGGAAGCATTCGGCCTATCGTGGCGCCCACGAGTCTATATAGAATGTGTCCGCCAAGAGTACGGCAAGATCAATCCGCTCGCTGACGATGTGCGGAAGAACACGCTGTTACTCTTCACACTCAAGCACAACGTGTACTCGCTTGGGAGGTTTGCGACGTGGCGGAACATACTTCTGGATGATGTGTATGATGACTTCCATAAAATCCGGGGGATGATCTCGCTAGGTCACTACGATCTCATGAGGAGCATCGTATGATTTACATCGTCACCCGTGACCGACTCGCGCTACTGCGGAAGGTGATGCCGTACTGGCTAGAGCAAGAGCTACCAATTACACTTGTCGTTGAGAGTAGTGAATCCAGAATACATTCGGAATTTGTCGCTGAGCTCACCGCCGCAGTCCGCATCCTCGCCCCCGGAGATAACTTAGGGATCGGACAGATAAGGCGAAGCATATTTGATGATGCCGTTGAAAAAGGTCTTGCTGCTATCATCATGGCTGATGATGATATAAGGCCAACCAAGTCCATTCGCCCGTTGCTTTCCTTTATCCGGGGGCCGACGCGCGCCATCGGCATAGGAACGGTCAAGCCGGGGTATGGGCAGTTCATGGATGCTGCCACACTGAATAGCGGTCGCCCCGTACTCCACACAGGATCGATGGGCCTGCAGATCGCCGCATGGAATGTGCGCCGAGTTATGGAAGTTGGAGGGCACGATCCAAAGTTGGACGTACAGTTCGAGGATCACGAATTGTTGTTCCGGGGGATTATGGCGAAGTACCCCTGGTATCTACACACCGCTGTGTTCGCCCATCAAGTCGCAAACCGCTTCTCCCCCGGTGGTCTCGCCACGGCCACCGGGAACCGAGAGGCGCGGGAGGTGGGGATTGAGCGATGCGCGGAGTATTGCCGTGAGAAGTATCCGGCTTATGTGTCGCGGCGCGGGACGCCATACCGTTTTTATTGGAGCCGGCTGCTCGATGATACCTATGGGAAAGTCTGGCGCGAATATCTGCACAAAGGAGTGATGCCGTGAATATATCATTAATGAGTTACACCTACGATGCGCTCAATCTTTTGTTACGTACTAAGGGCACGCGCCTGAGCAGTGCGGATGATCCGGCGACGTGGAGTGAGGAGAAAAAAGCCGAGCACCTCAGCTATATGCTCAATACGATCAAGTCATCATGGGAGTTTGTCTCTTACACCTTCATGATCGAAGGAGTAACGCGTGCCTTCACCCATGAGCTAGTCCGCCATCGGCACGGCTCCTACGCCCAGCAGTCGCAGCGGGTTACGGATGTGCGGGAGCAACCGGTAATCCGCCCCGATACAATCGACACATTGGATGAGGCCGTACTCTGGGATGCGGCGGTGTACGAATCTTTGGCCGCGTATAGCGAGTTGATTGATGCTGGGGTCCCAATTCAAGATGCCCGTGGATTACTGCCGACAAACATGACCACTTCAATCATAGCGCAATTCAGCTTGCGCTCCTTACATGAGATGGCCAAGGTGCGCCTCTGTACCCGCGCAGCGAAGGAGTTCCAGGACGCGATGCGCGCGATGAAGGTGTGCGTTATCGAAGTCCACCCATGGGCCGAGGAGTTTATCAACGTCCACTGCGTGGCGGAAGGTAGCTGTGCCTTTCCGCTGTATGGCGAAAAGGAGTGCCCTATCTGGTTCGCAGGTCTCGACCACGAGTCAGCAAAATGGATAGCGCGCAAACGATTTAACGGCCAGCGCTATGCCGCTGCGCCCGTCGCTCGCGACGGAAAGGCGGTGTAGCGTGAAAAACTTTGAAGAGTTTTTGTGGCTCGGCATGAAGCGTTCCACCGGGCACCTTCAATCAGGACCGAACCGATTCTGTGCCATCGATGTTGGCGGCAATACCGTGATCAAGGACTCCCCCTACACACGGGCAGCGGGGTGGGATGCGTTGTCGATGGCGCTGCTTCGTGAGGGTGATGATACAATCGGCACGATCTATTGCTTCCACTTCTTGGAGCATTTAACCGGGCACGACGCACTCATGATGTTGAGAGAGTTCGAGCGGGTACTGGTACCGGGTGGCGTCGCCAACATCGTGACACCGTATTACAACAGCCAGATGCAGGCGCACGATCTTGATCACCGTTCAGTGTGGTGTGAGGAGACTTGGAAGATCATCTTCGATACTCCTTACTACGGGGACAAGGGTAAGTGGCTCCTGAGGGTGAACTTCTGTCTGATTGCCGGAGTTGTGGAACGCAACCTCGCACTATTCACCCAACTGGGGAAAGTAGAATGAGTGACTTTGAGAACAACTTCCAAGTCGGCGATGAAGTCCTATACATTCCGCTTCATGCTCAAGGTAAGGCTGACCATAAGGATTGCGAACACGGAGTGGTCACAAGTCTGAGTCGCAATGGCGATACGATCTTTGTCCGTTACGGTAAAGAGGAGATTAGCAAGGCGACATACGCCTGGAACTTGAAATTGATTAGGAGGCCGTGATGATAGTTTTTGATCTCGACGGTACGCTGGCCGAGTGCTCATGGCGCCGTTACCTGCTCCCTGACTATGATGCATTCAACTCGATGAGCATTCACGACCCACCGATGATTGGTGTTATGAAGATATTCAACTACGTCATCAATTCTTGGCCTGTTAGCGGCGTAGAGATATGGTCCGGGCGGTCGGAAAAAGTTCGCGAGCAGACCATAGAGTGGCTCAGCAACAACGTATTCCACACACCCAGAGCTTATTGGCTAGACAACGAGGACTGGGTGCGCATAGGCCTGCGGATGCGCCCGCTCGGCGACACCACCCCGGATGAGAAGCTGAAGGAGCGGTGGTTGGATGAGGTTATCGCAAATGGCAGCAAAGTGGACTTCGTATTCGATGACCGTAACAAGGTAGTCGCTATGTGGCGGCGCCGAGGCATACCATGCGCCCAGGTGGCGCCAGGAGATTTCTAACATGGAAGAAGCAGGACCGATTCAGCCTCAACCTTACAAGGAGCGGATGCGTGCGCCCGACCTCCTAGAGAGCGGGGCCGCGACGTTTCGCTCGCGGAACGCGATCTATGGCGATACGTACCTGAACATCGGCTATTCGCTCGTTGGGATGTTTCCTGACGGTGTACATCTCGACAGCATAGCGGACTTCAACCGCTTCGCTACTTTCCTAGCAGCACTGAGCAAGTTACAACGTTACGCTGCTCAGCTATCGAACGGCGGACATGTCGACAGTGCGCATGACCTCATGGTTTATGGGGCAATGCTTGAGGAGTTGACGAAATGAGCATTTACTTACACACACTAACAACGGAAGAATTGGAAAGCCGGGCGCGCGAATACGCACAGAAGGTAACCATGATTGGGTCGCCTTTGTGCGAACTGATCCTGGCGCTCTGCGACCGGATCAAGTACCCGGACCTTCCTGCAAAAAGCCGAGCCGTTCGCATCATGAAGAGCAAGGATGAAAAGCCATGATATTTTTCGACACCGAGACTACGGGCCGACCAGTACGCAACTGTGATGATCCGGGGCGTCAGCCGCGCATCGTCGAAATCGCAGCAATCAAAACGGACAGCAATCTCGTTGAGATTGATCGTTTTGAGACCCTGATAAACCCCGGTTGCCCGTTACCGCCGGAAGCTGCGAAGTGGTACGACATAACGGACGCGATGCTGGCGGGGGTGCGGACCTTCCCCACTGTGTTGATAGATCAAATCCTACCCTTCTGGCTCGGGGAACTGACGGTGGTGGCGTACAACGTGGAATTTGACCTTGAGCTAATGTACTGGGAGTTGCGGCGGATCGGATGGGAATTTCGGTTCCCATACTGCAGCGCTCAGGCTAAGCGCTGGCAACTGACTGCCGTGGCACACGCCATCGCCAAAGGAAAAGTGGTGGATTATCCGCCCCCGCAGCCATCGGCCGATCATGAGTTTTGCGACGTCATCGACGCAATCCAGTACCGGGGCGGCAAGCGGATTCGGCTCGATGACTGGAGCAAGGAAGTCTATGGCGACCGCTACACCAAGCAGACACACCGCGCCATGGGTGATGTTGAGCGCCTGCTTGATTGCTACCGGACTTTGACTATCTGAAGGAGTTAACGATGAACGCGTTCAGTCGGAATGAATACTATCAAAAGCACAAAGAGGAGAGGATTGCTTACGCAAAACAACGTTATGCAAAACTTACTCCCGCCGAGAAGCTTGCCAAGAATAAAGTGGCACGTGATGGACGTAAAGCGTTAAGGCTGTTGTCTCCAACAACGTGCCGTCAGTGCGGCACAGCATTCTCGAATCGGAGTAGGAATGCAATATATTGCAGCCGTAAATGTAAGGATGTCTTTCTGCGCGCAAACAGTCCAAATTATAAAAAACTTCAGAAGATTCGTACAGAACGATGGGAAGCAGCAAACCCTGATAGGGTCAAGGAGCTTCGAAAAAGAAGCAAGGAAAGGAACCCTAGACAATATCTTGCACGAAGGCACCGATCTTATGAAAAGAACAAAGAACGATGGAATGCTGCCAGAAGAAAAGGACCTTTAACTATGGCGCAAATTATTGCTTTCGCTGCGCCCCGAAAATTAATTAAACAGATGAGAGCACAGCATCGCGCAGCGATACGCTCTTTAACACCAGAGCAAAGACGCATAATGAAGAACGTGCAGACTATGGCTTGGCAAGCAGAAGATTGTCGGCAACTTGGGGATACTTATGTTAGAAAACACATAGCAAAAGAATTACGAAAGAAATTTGGATTTACGGTTGTGCCATGCGGGGAAATTCCGCAAGAAATGGTCGATGCTCAGCGGTCTATTATACGAGTCAAAAGGTTCACAAAGGAGTTAACAGTATGAAGACTATGGTAGACATCAAAGAGGATATGAGTGCTCTGTACGATGAGGTTCGCGACGGTACGCGAGACCTTAAGGTGGCAGCAGAAATGGCGAACATTGCAGGGAAATTTTTGAAGGCGGAGCAGCTCATACTTGCTCGCGAAGTTTTCTTGTCTGGTGCTTCAGGACAACCACGCATTCCAGCTGGCGGGGACAGGTTAGTTGTTGACGAAGCTACCAATCTGGTATTGAGAAAATTAGCCGGTTGTGAGCCGGCTCTCTTTGGAGGTGAATCGTGACCACAGCAGCGGATTGGTTTTTGGATGAGAAGGATTTCAAACAGATGTGTCTCGATGCCGTCTCTCAAGCGAAGGGCGAAAGCGCCGAGGAGTTCGCGCATGAGATGAGCCGCAAGGCGAATGTGCACGGGCTCAAGACTTCCATCAGCGCGCGGCAAATGAGCTGGTTATGCAAGATAGCGGACTGGCAGAAGCCGAATAAGCAGAAACCAGCGCCATGATAGTTCGCACAGAATTCAGCTTTCGGAAAGTGTTCGGCCCGATAGCTGAAGTTGTGGCGCGGTTGCCTGCTTATGGTGGTGTGATCGCGGACGACGGCTGTTGGGGCCACGTCCCGTTCGCGAAGGAGTGCGGGCGGCAGGGCAAGCACGCTGTGCTTGGCCGGCGGTTCCCGTTCCTAGACCGCTGGGCTGTGGCGATACCCCGGTCCCCGGCCGGGCTCCGGGCGCTCTACGGGACCCCGGCCGGGCCGCTCGACCCGGCCCGGGTAGCCGGTTCGGACTGGTATTTGGCCGTCCCGGGCGCCTTGCAGGAGGCCACCCGGGCGCTAGCCGGCCCCCGGGCGTTAGCGAGCTATGTTCCGGGGGTGGTTCGCCGGTCTGCAGCCGCTGCAAGCGGTCTGCAGCTATCCTTCGCCGATAACCTTTACCCGGTTCCTGGGGACCGGGAGGCGTGGGCCCTTATGCTCGGGCGGGAGGCGGAATCCCGGCCCGGTCCGAAGCACATCCTCAGCCGCGAGGAGCTACTGCTTGAGGGCGCGACCGACGCACAACTAGACCGGCTCCGGGCCATCGTTGAGGAGTGCGACACGCCTCTACCAAAGGTGGAGAATATCAAGTATCCCGTCAAAGACCCGCAGCGCGAGCTAACCGCAATGTGCCGTGCGGAGTTGATACGTCGGGGGCTGAATAAATCGCCATACAAGGAGCGGCTCAAACATGAACTCGATGTCATACAGGAAAAGTCATTTGCTGACTACTTCCTCGTCATCGCTGATCTTATTCGATACGCCAAGCGACACATGCTTGTTGGCCCTGCGCGCGGGTCCTCTTGTGGAAGTTTGGCATGCTGGCTCACCCGAATCACAGAAGTGGACCCTATACGACACGGACTTATCTTTGAGAGATTTATTGACCTTAATCGCGCAGACCTACCGGACATCGACATCGACTTTCCCGATACCGAACGTCACATGGTTCTTTCATACCTCGCAGATCGGTACGGTGCACATTCCGTCGCTCAAATCGGTACGATCATGCGATATAAGCCCAAGTCCGCACTCACTGATGTAGCGAAACATGGCGGCGTCCCGTTGTGGGAACTTGATAAACTTAAGGATGTGATGATTGAGCGGTCGAGCGGCGATATGCGCTATAGGAACCAGCTGTCCGATTCACTAGAGCAACTTGAAGTTGGCAAGGCACTCCTTGAGAAGTACCCAATACTTGCGGTTGCCGGTCGCCTAGAGGATCACGCCCGCTCCGCCGGGACACACGCGGCGGGGATCATAGTGTGTAACGAAGCGGTGACCAACTACTGTGCGGTGGAGGATGGCGGCGCACAGATAGACAAGAAAATGGCCGAGTCGCTGAACATGCTGAAGATTGATGCGCTAGGTCTGCGGACGCTAGCGGTTATTGAGGAGTGCTGCCGGCTTATCGACCTTGACCGTGAGGCGATGTATGCGCTCCCGCTCGATGACACTGCGGTGTTTGATCTTCTGAATGCGCACAAGTATGGTTGCGTGTTCCAGTTCGAGGGCTACGCGCTACAGACCGTTGCGAAGCAAGTCAAAATTGATTGCTTCCAGGACCTATCCGCAATCACAGCGCTCGCCCGCCCCGGCCCACTATCGGGGGGCGAGACCGTAAGGTGGATAAGGGGCAAGAACACAGGAGTTGTGGCCCCGTTACACCCAGCCCTAGAACCATACACGCGGGAGGAGTATGGGTGCATAATTTACCAAGAACAGGTAATGCGCATCTGCCGGGAGATGGGAAACTTTTCATGGAAGGATACGGCAGAGATTCGGCGGTTGATGAGTAAGACATTGGGCAACGAAGCATTTGCCAAGTTCGGGGTTCAGTTTAAGGCTGGTGCGACGGCTAATGGGATTGCTGAGGAGGATGTGAACCGGATATGGAAGGCAATAGATCAGATGGGTTCATGGTCATTTAACAAATCGCACGCCGTCGCCTATGGGCTCGTTTCCTATTGGACAGCGTGGCTGAAGGCGCATCACCCAACCGAGTTCGCTGTGGCTAATTTAAGGAACGCTCGCAACGAGGACAATGTACTGGCCACCTTACGCGAGATCATGCGCGATGGTGAGTTGGAGTTTATTCCCGTTGACCGTGAGCGCTCGACGGATCGATGGGAAGTGATTGACGGGGCGCTGATCGGGCCGCTGACCGGATTACCGGGAGTCGGGGAGAAAACCGCGCGGGAAATCCTAGCGCGCCGGGGAGCGGGAACCGCTCTAAGTAAGCGGCACGCTACGCTACTTGGGGGAGAGTCGAAGTATGCGGACTATGCGCCGACGCGAAAGCGATGGGGCCACTTATATACCGAGCCTGAGAAGCACTTTAAGACAATCACGCACGTTCACGAGATTCAGGAAATAAATGAATCCTCCGATGGTGGGCACTTCTGCGTGATCGGACGATTAAAGAAAAAGAACTTGAGAGACAAGAATGATGAGAAGTGGTTGGCTAAGAGGAACGGGCGCCGCGTGCCGGATGATAAGGCTGCGTATCTGCTGTTCAATTTGGAGGACGATACAGGGCAGGTCCTGTGCTGCGTGGGGACGGATAAGTATGTCGCCTTGGGCAAGAAGATTGTTGAGGAAGCGGCGTTGGAATCGTGGTTCGCTGTGGTCGGGGCCGTCCCGAAAGAGTTCACGATTCTGATGGTGGAGAATATCCGTTGGCTGAGAGAAGTGTAGTTGACTATGTTCTCGCGGGAATGCGCGGCTCTTGGGCAAAACCTATGAAACATGCCGATCAATTCACCTCTGGTGTTGCGGACCTAAGTGCGCATCTCCGAGAGATAGACCGAACGGTATGGATAGAGCTAAAAGCTTTGGACGAGTGGCCGAAGCGGGCGCGGACGAAGGTGGTGTTTGAACTGGACGAGCTACAACGTGACTTTATCTGGGAACGCCGAGGGTGGCTGTTTGTGCGTGTTAGGAGAGAGTACCTGCTGTTCAATTACATAGCAACCAACAACCTTGTTGACACCACCCTAGCGACGCAAGAGAATCTGCGCTTGGTGGCGAAACGGATATGGAAGAATTCAGTGAACTGGAAGGAGTTCAAACAATGTCTGATCGAAAGAAAATAGCTGACCGTTTGACGGCGGCAAAATCCGTCCGCGAAGCGCACTCTATAGCAGAGGAGTTACGCCGCGACAAACGAGTCAAAGTAACACCGGAAACACGGGATATGATTCTGAAGATGAAGGCTGATGGATACACATCGAGTGTGATTGCTATGAAGCTTGAGTTAAGTGCCCCGACGGTTCGTAAGATCATAAGGCAGAAGGAAAGGAGAATTAATGATGAGCGGTGAAAAGGTTTATCTCGGCGACTCGGTGTATGCCGAGATGGCGGATAGGATGGTGAAGTTGACAACCAACAATGGCGACTACGATAGCAACACCATCTACTTAGAGCCAGAGGTTGCGCAGGCACTAATCGAGTACTGCGCCGTCCAATTCGGAAGTCAGGAGGAAACTGCCAATGAAAATTCCACACGATGACGACCATTACCGCCCCGAGCCCACCATTGCGTATGCCGTCGGGATACTGCTGCTGTATGGGATAGTTTTGGGGTGCTATTTCTTCTGGCATTGGGTGCACTCATGACCGCGCCGCGCTCGCCCGCATCGACACAGGGGATAAGACATGACTACTGAATGGCTCACGGACGCAAACGGCAACCGCTGCTCGGTCCAGTACTTCGGCTCTGTCGAGGCCGCACAGGCCGCGCTCGATAGTCTGAAAAATTGCGAGAATTGTACTAACTGCTCGCGCTGCTCGGACTGCTCGCGCTGCTTGAGTTGCTTGGGCTGCTTTGGCTGCTCGCGCTGCTCGCGCTGCTTGGGCTGCTCGTACTGCTCGGACTGCTCGGGCTGCTCGGACTGCTCGGGCTGCTCGGACTGCTCGTACTGCTCGCGCTGCTCGGGCTGCTCGGGCTGCTCGGACTGCTCGCGCTGCTCGTACTGCTCGTACTGCTCGCGCTGCTCGTACTGCTCGTACTGCTCGCGCTGCTCGTACTGCTCGGACTGCTCGGACTGCTCGCGCTGCTCGCGCTGCGAGAACAAGCGCGGCGACAGCGCGGAAACTGCATGGAAGATGCCGCCCGCTCCGGTCATCCCCGACATTCACCACGCGGTCTATGAGGCCGCCAGTCAGCCGAACGCGCTGGATATGTCATCGTGGCACTGCGGCACAACGCACTGCCGCGCAGGATGGGTCGTGACGCTGGCGGGTGAGGCCGGTAAGGTATTGGAGGCAGCAACCTCCACGCCGTTCGCCGCGATGCAGATTTACCGTGCAAGCGATCCGACGTGGGCGATGTCGGACTTCTTCGCGTCCAACGCGGAAGCGCTCGCGGACATGAAGCGCCTCGCGGAACAGGGCACAGCCAATCAGGTGAAGCCGTGAGCGCGCAAGCGGCCTTTGGTTCGTTCTTGATTGGCCTTGTGGCCTTTGTCGTTTGCTATTGGTCTGTGCCGATAGCGCATCGGCTGTGGCGCCGGGCGGCGCGGTTCTGGTTCCGGTACTGTTGGCTCCCGGAGCCACCGCTACCGCCACCGGATCGGAGCGCGCTGCGCCGGCCGATGGTCGATGCCGAATGGGAGGCGGGGCACGGGGCCGCAAGGTACCAACCTGGCGCTGTGGTGTTTGTAAAACCTGGGCAGCCACCGCCAGCAATACGGCATATCGGCATATCGACATTCTGCAAGGGGCCACAACCAATCGACACTCAGAAGGCGGTGATTGCTTTGAGAATGCTCGACTATGACCGCGCCAATTTAAAAGAAGAACCATTGCTCTTTGGATCACTATCACGCAAGCCGTCCCCATGGGACGGGCAGGAAGGAGAGGGATCATGAACTGGAAGCGATTGGTTGGCGATTGCGTATTCGCCGTGGCGTTGCTAGGTGTTGTGGTCCTGCTGCTTTGGGGTCTGTCCGGGTGCGCCCTAGCCCCGGATCGGATAAATGCTGAGGCGCAGCACACCTCGCACGTGTCGCAGCACTTCGGTGCGAACCGCGCCGAGTACGGCTATGACACGCTTGGGATTGACGTGCACTGGCAGCGTGGCCGCGTCGGCGTGGACATTAGCGAGGGCGCGGTGCTCGGGTACTGTGGTGCGAACTACTGCGAGGGCATGTACGGTCCGCGCGACGTGTTCAACGCGCGAATTGATGTCGCGCTGTGGAGGAGACAGTGATAGTCGTCGGTATTGGCGGTGGCGTTGGCTCAAAAGATGGCCACGGGTATTTGTGGCGCGCACATCCAGCAATGCCAATCATAGAGTCCGAGGGTCATGAGATGGCGCTGCGTGTCACAAACTATCCAACCCGTCGACACAGTAAAGAACGCAACAAGCTCATTGGGATATTCGTGGAAGAAAAGCAATCGCGCAAATTGATATTGGCGTTTGAGGTTCAACTTTTCTCACTTGAAACATTCCCATATCTGATACGTAAGGAAAGTTTATGAGTAATGAAAATCAGAAGACTCCAGAACCATTCACCGTTAACGATATCCCGGTGCGCGACATCGACGAGGCTAACATGCCTCGGGCGCTGAAGCTGATGGAGTATGAGGTAGCGCGCATCGATGAGAACATCAAGAAGCTGCAAGACCTGCGCATCGGTGCGGCCAGCCTTGTGGCGGCGATGACGTATGAGATGGATCGGCGGCGCCGCACCATCAGTGTTTCGCGCGAACTCCCAGCGTATGTGCCGCTTGGAGGCAAGCCATGACCCGCCCCACCCTTCGCGACAGGTTTGAGAAGAGCGCGTACGGAGCTGCAATCCGCGTCTGGCATATGGCGTACCACGGCAGACGTGCTGCCGAAAACTGCAGTGGCGGCTGGAGAAATTTAGTGCCAGCGTTTGTCGGTATCGAAGAACCGTCTGATTCGACTTCCGGCTACCGGGCCGGCAAGCGCGAGAGGGGGAGGAAGTGAAATGACCATCGAAGTATTCGGACACGTTCAGTCATTGGAAAACTACGGCGGCGGAAAGGTGAAAGTGCATATCCACGTCGAGAGATCGCGCATGACTGGGAAGCTACTCGGAGAAGACCCTGTGATTTCCATCATTGCGTCGCTCGCAGAGACAGACGCCTACCGCCCAGGAATGCAGGTGCGGATGCTGATAACGCCAACAGGTGTCAAATGACAGACTCGACGCCGGTGCGGCGGTACATCGCGATGGTACACACGCTAACTGATGGCGACGGGCTGATCCCACTGGCAGATGCTGAGCCCGTAGGCGTCGTCCTCGCCTCCGACTTCGACCGCCTCGCTGCGGAGAATGAGAGGTTGGCATCTTGGATACGTGATCTTCAATCCGGCATGTACATAAACTGCGTGTATTGTGGTCATCGGTATGGACCTGCTGAATCGACACCAGAGAGTAAAGCCGACATGCTTAAGGCCCACATTGAGCAATGCCCGCAGCATCCGATGTCAGCCCTCCGCTCCCAACTCGCCGCCGCGCTGGCGAAGGTGGAGTGGCAGCCGATTGAGACGGCGCCCGCTGAAGGCGAATCGCTTTTTTACGTCGTGCCACGAGAGCCGCATGAGCAACCTCTGTTTGAGAGGCGCGATAAGGGCGTCGTCCAGACGTGGAAGCCGTATGTGTTCCTAGGGCGATATCGCACATGGAGCTGCCTGGCGAAAGCCACCCACTGGATGCCGCTGCCCGACCCGCCAGCCATGACCGCGAAGGAGTAAGCCATGACGGGAAAACCGAGTGTTCGACGGTATAGCGAACAGGAAATTGCGGATTCCTACACTAAGTACCGCATGGCGATCAAAGGCAATATAGTTCCTGATGCCACATTGTTTGTGCGCGCCGAGCACTACGAAGGGATGCAAACTTTACTTTCAGGTGTTTCGTGGGAGCGTCAGCGCGAACATGATTTGCGAGTGACCATGCAGGGCCGCGCGGAAACCGCTGAAGCTGCGCTCAAGGAAGCCTGTGACCTACTTCTTTTCGCGCAAGATCACTCAGGGCCGATAGGGCCTTACGTATCTTCCGCAGAAGAAGCGTTTGCACGGCAACGCTGGACAGACATTGACTCGTTTTTGAGACGATACTTTGCTAGCCCTGCTGACGCCGCGCTGGCGAAGGAGGGGGAAGTGAGCGACTGTCCACGAACGACTGATGCTGTTCTAGCCGCTGCCCATGACGAGATTCGACGCCTCCGCGCCCAACTGGCCGAGGCTCAGCGGGATGCGGAGCGGTATCGGTGGCTTGGTAGTGCTGACTCGTATGCTGCTGCTCAACTGGTGAGCGATACCTATTATGAGTTCACCAGACCAGATGGTGAACATAGAACTTGGCGCGAGGTCCTTGACGCCGCCATCGACGCGGAGAGGAGCAAGACATGACCGAGCAGCGTGGAGATACGAATGTGGCCCCGGTGCCGACGCTGGATGTTTACATGCTGCGTTTTCCGGGCGGCTCAGATATGCACGAGTTCTACCTCGCCTCCGACGTCGATGCGCTGATCGCTGAGGCGCGGTGGCTGTTTAATAATTTCCTCTGCGAAGTGCAGCCATGTCCCTGCCCCACCTGCGTCAGAACTAAGGCGTGGCTGAAAGCAACGGAGGGAGTGAAATGACGGTTTTACAGTTTCCTAAGCGCGTTCATGCAACTGACCTAGCTTCCGCTGCCGGAGGAGTCTGGACATGCGGCTGCGAGGGGCAAGAGTGGCGCCTGTATGGAAATGGCCTAGTTCTTTGCCTGAAATGTAATCACATCAGTACGGTACTTAAGGTCATTGAGGATAGGTTGCCGCCCGTATCCGATGACACAGGAAAATCAGCGTGACCCCCACCGACCTCGACGCGATCCGTGCGCGGGATGATTCGTCCCAAAACGATTTTGGTGAATGGAATAATGGTGAATGGAATCACGATGAGGACAGGTATTCACTGGATGCCGACCGCCGCGCCCTACGCATCCTCGTCGATCAGCTTTTGGAGAGGGAGCGGGAGGCGCGGGAGTTGTTGACGGTTCCGATATGCGCATGGCCCGAATGCCCGGACTGCCGGAAAATCAAAGCATGGCTCGCCGCCCCGTCGCCGGTCTCTCCGCCAAAGGGGCCGGTGACACCATGAGAGACCGTCCGTGCGATGACTGTGCTGGCTTCGATTACGAATGGATGAAGTCGTGCGTGAAGCATGGTACAGAATTTTGCCGAGGCTGTTCGTGTCCTATTTGCGAGGAAGAAGATTACAACGACGGAGATTATGAATTAGAGGACGCAGGGAATCCGAGCGCATGAAGCCGCTGGCCCACATCGCCCGCGTGCATAGGCCGTGAGCGTATGATTCAACGGCTGGCTGCCGGTCCATTCAACGAGTGTGCGAAATCATTTGGGCTGCGCATTCGGGGCCGGCAGCTAGCCTCCAGTTCAACCACAGGAGAATCGCATGAAGAAGATCGTGACAGAAGTTGAGGGCGAAGGGCTGGTCAAGCTGCTAGGTGAGCGCGTGACGCTGTTCTGCGCGGTGTATATCTACACCGGCCGGCTCGTCGGCGTTAACGAGGACTGCGTGCTGTTGGAGGACGCCGGAATCGTCTATGAGACCGGCGCGTTCATCGATAAGGCATGGAAGGACTGCCAAGCCCTCCTCGGTCCGTGGTACGTGCAGAAGTCGATGATTGAGAGCTTCGGAGTGCTAAAGTGATAACGCGCAAGCTTTTGTACCGTAGGAGCGGGAGCAGGAGCTGGAGCCGGAGCGGGAGCTGGAGCGGGAGCGGGAGCTGGAGCTGGAGCTGGAGCGGGAGCGGGAGCGGGAGCTGGAGCCGTAGCCGGAGCGGGAGCTGGAGCTGGAGCTGGAGCCGTAGCCGGAGCGGGAGCTGGAGCTGGAGCAGCTAGCCTCCATCCTCGGCCGGACTAACTCTTGGAGCAGTACGTGCTCGCAATCACGATAGTCACCGGCAGCAGGTCGAAGGTCACGCCTTGGAAATCGGCCGTCGGATCGTAAGCTTCGCACTGGGCCTTGGTAGCAAAGCCGGTTATCAGGAACTGTCCGTTAATTCCTGACTTCAGTACGACCTTCAGTGAAGGATTTGCATTGGTCTGCAGCACGATCTCAGGCGTCGTGATCTGCGTGTGTACCGTCATCTGATACTGCGCGAGGGCGGCGGTCGGAATAAGGAACAAAAGCGCTAAAAATTTCATGGTATCTCCACATAGTCACGTAACAAACGACCTTCCCATTTTGCTACAATCTCGTGCAGCTGAGCGGCTAAATCCGCCCGTATTCTTGCCTCAATTTTCTTTGGAATATCGACAGGTTTATAGCTCGGTGAATCTTGAAGCGGGCAGTATTTATTATTGGGGACCTTCATACATCCCTTCTACTATGCGGGGCCATCTGGTGTGGCCCCGAGCCCGATTGTAACCGCGCTGTGCCGCCCCTGCATCAGCCCTTGTACATAGTCTTTGAACAGGTCCACTGCCGGTGTCCTAGGACCGTTGCCATGCATCCAATCCCACAGGCC